TTAAAAGAAGAGGATATAGAGGTTTTTCAATGAATCGACCTGATAAAGCTTATTCTAAATTATCAATAACAGAAAGAGAAATTGGAGGAATACCAAACTCAAGCGAAGATATTAAACAAGCTCACGCTGCTGCTATCGAATCATATATAGAAGATCACGTTGGATTGCTTGAAACCGGTTATGGTAATATGTATTTTAATAAAACATTAAATGACTGGGCAAGGTTCAATATAAATGATAGAACAAAGTATGATGCTTCTATCAGTTCTGGATTAGCTATAATGGCTTGCAATAAACATAGATACACACCGACAAATCCTATAATTAGGCAAGTGCATAATTTAGGTATTAAAAAATACGACAATACAGGTTCTTTATCAAAAATATACTAAATGAATATATACACAAATACAAATAGTGCCTTCCCAAGTCAGGTAGTACCTGATTCAGTTAAAGCGTCTGAAGAGTACGGGTTACAAGTATCACGTGCTATAGAACAAGAATGGTTTGAACAGGGTAGAACTACTGGTAATAGATATTTAACTAATTGGAATAACTTTCACCAATTAAGACTGTATGCTAGAGGAGAACAATCTGTACAAAAATATAAAGATGAATTAGCTACCAATGGTGATATTTCATATTTAAACTTAGACTGGAAACCTGTACCAATTATATCAAAGTTTGTTGACATCGTAGTTAACGGTATGTCACAAAAAAGTTACGATATAAAAGCTTACGCTCAGGATCCGGAGTCTTTAAAATCAAAAACAAATTACGCTCAAGCTATTCTTAGAGATATGTATTCTCAAGATTTACTTGACAAAGCTAGAGCTTTAACTGGTGAAGACTTTGCTAGTTCTCCGTTATCAAAAGATGAATTACCGGAAACTAAAGAAGAATTAGAACTTCACATGCAACTAGACTATAAGCAATCTATTGAAATTGCAGAAGAAGAAGCTATCAATAATACTTTGGCTCAGAATAAATGGGACTTAATTAAAAGAAGATTAAACTATGACCTTACAGTTATAGGTATTGCATGCGCTAAAACTAACTTTAATGTTAGTGAAGGTATTAAAACAGAATACGTAGACCCTGCTTATTTAGTTTATTCTTATACTGAAGATCCAAACTTTGAAGATATATATTATGTTGGAGAAGTTAAAGCTGTTACAATTCCAGAGTTGCAAATGCAATTCCCTCATTTATCGGCTGACGAATTATATAAGATACAACAAATGCCTGGTAATAGACAATATATTACAGGATGGGGTAACTATGACGAGAATACGGTTCAGGTATTATACTTTGAGTATAAAACTTATATGAACCAAGTATTCAAAATAAAATACGGTGAAAACGGAATGGAGAAAGTCCTTGAAAAGACTGACGATTTTAATCCACCGCCAAGTGACAAGTTTGATAAAGTATCAAGATCAATTGAAGTATTATATTCAGGAGCAAAGATCTTAGGTACAAATATGATGTTAGAATGGAAGTTATCAGAGAACATGTCTCGTCCATATTCTAATATGACTAAAGTTGAAATGAATTATGTTATTTCAGCGCCTAGAATGTACAAAGGTAGAATTGATTCTATTGTAAATAAGATTACAGGTTTTGCGGATATGATCCAATTAACCCACCTTAAGTTACAACAAGTAATGTCTAAGATGGTTCCTGATGGAGTATTTGTAGATGTTGATGGTTTAGCTGAAGTTGATTTAGGTAATGGTACAAATTATAATCCAGCGGAAGCATTAAATATGTATTTCCAAACTGGTAGTATAATTGGCAGATCACTTACTCAAGATGGTAATATGAATGCTGGTAAAGTTCCTATTCAGGAATTAAGTAGTTCATCTGGTCAAGCAAAAATACAATCGCTTATACAGACTTATCAATATTATTTACAAATGATAAGAGATGTTACGGGACTTAATGAAGCGCGTGACGGAAGTATGCCAGAAAGAGATACGCTTGTAGGGCTTCAAAAGATGGCCGCTAACGCATCAAATACAGCTACCAAACATATTTTACAATCAAGCTTATTTATAGCTCTTAGGATATGCGAAAACATCTCACTTAGAATTGCAGATTGCCTTGATTACCCATTACTAGCTAAGGTGCTAGAAGAAAGTATTACTACTTATAATGTAGCTACCTTAAAAGAAATTAAATACTTAAACCTTTATGATTTTGGTATTTACTTAGAATTAGAACCTGATGAAGAAGAAAAAGCTTTATTAGAACAAAACATACAAGTTGCATTGCAAACAGGTGGTATAGATTTAGATGATGCTATTGATATTCGCCAAATCAAAAATCTAAAGTTAGCTAATCAAACGTTAAAGTTTAGAAAGAAGAAAAAACAAAAAGCAATGCAAGAAGCGCAAATGGCTAATATTCAGGCACAAGCGCAAGCAAATCAACAGACAGCAGAGAAAGCAGCTTTGTTTGAGGTGCAAAAACAACAAGCATTAACACAAGAAACCGTTAATGTTGAGCAAGCTAAGTCGCAATTTGAGATACAAAGAATGCAAACAGAAGCTGAAATTAAAAAGCAGCTTATGGAATTACAGTATCAATACGATATGCAACTGGCTCAAATCAAAGCTCAAACAATAGATAAGAACTTACAAGCAGCAGAAGATCGTAAAGATGCTAGAACAAAAATTCAAGCAACTCAACAATCAGAACTAATAGACCAACGTAAAAACAATTCGTTGCCTAAAGATTTTGAAACTTCAGATAATGAATTTTCAGGAGACTTAAATTCGATGCTTGGAATGTAACACGCTTATTAACCAATTTTATATTATTATATCATGTCAGAAATTATTAAACAAGAAGGAGACTTCAAAATGCAGAAGCCAAAGAAGCCTAGAAATTTATCTAAAGCAGATAACATAACTAAGGTTGATTTGTCTACGCCTGCAGCAGAACAGGAAATAACAAAAGTAATTATTCCTAATACAGAAAAAGATGCCATTCAAGAGTCAAGCACAGAGGAAAGCGTGTTACGCACAGAACAACCCGAATTGGGATTGCAAGAAGTGGGACAAGGAGACGAAAGGCCCATTGAAGATGTTATTCAAGAAATTGAGGAGCCAGAAGTAAATACACAAAGTATTGAAGATCAAATTGAGCATCACGTACAGGAACAAATAAATACAGGAAAGCCATTACCTGAAAACATCGAAAAGCTTATTAGCTTTATGGAAGAAACAGGTGGGACAATAGATGATTATGCTCGTTTAAATACGGACTACTCTTCTATTAACAATGAAGCTTTGCTAAAAGAATATTATAAGAAATCAAGACCGCATTTAGATTCTGAAGAAATTGAATTTCTAATGGAAGATGAATTTAGTTATGATGAAGAATTAGATGATGAGCGAGACATCAGAAAGAAAAAACTCGCATTTAAAGAAGAGGTTGCAAAAGCCAAAAGTTTCTTAGAAGATCTTAAATCAAAGTACTATAATGAAATCAAGTTGAGATCAACAAGTGTACCAAAAGAACAACAAGAAGCTTACGACTTTTTTAATCGATATAAGAAGACCGAAGAGCAGAATGCTGAAAAACATGCTAGGTTTAAAAACAATACTAAAAATTTATTTAACGGCGAATTCAAAGGTTTTGAATATAATGTTGGTGAAAAACGTTTTAGGTATGGTGTTCAAAACCAAGAGCAGGTTGCAGAAAAACAATCAGACATCAACAATTTCTTAGGGAAGTTCCTAGATAAAGAAGGTAATGTTGCTGATACCGCTGGTTATCATAAAGCTCTCTACACCGCAATGAACTCAGACAAAATCGCGCAACACTTTTATGAACAAGGTAAAGCCGACGCAGTTAAAGAGGTTATAGCTAGCTCTAAAAACCCAAGTTCAACACAACCAAGACAAGCTCCTGGAGATGTGTTTGTAAATGGATTAAAAGTGAAGTCTATTAGTGGTTTCGATTCTTCTAAATTAAGAATACAAACAAAAAAATTTAACAATTAAAAATTACGATTATGTCTAATGTGACTCCACAGTTTGGGACTATTAAACCGTCTCAAAAACAACAAGCGCTAGAAACAAATTACTTAAACTTTACAGATGGAAGTGGTAATGATTTCGCGCAACAATATTTACCAGAAGTATATGAAGCAGAAGTAGAACGTTTCGGAAACAGAACTTTATCTGGATTCTTACGTATGGTTGGTGCTGAAATGCCAATGTCTTCTGATCAGGTAGTATGGTCTGAACAAAATAGATTACACATTGCTTACAAAGATGTAACTTGTGCTTCTGCTACAACTTTAACTTTTGTTACTGGTGGTACTGGTGCTAACTTTGTAAACAACGTTATTTCTGTAGGTCAAACTTTAGTAGTTATGAGTCCTTCTACAGGAAAAGAACTTAAAGTTTATGTTACGGCTTCTACTGCTGACGCTGCTACTGGAACAGGTGGAGCTACAAACCCTGCTGTTATTACTGTTAAACCATACACTCAGTTAGATTTAACTACTGGTGCTGGTAACGTAGTAAACTTTGCTGGAGCAACAGATCTTAAAATCTTCGTTTATGGTTCTGAATTCAAAAAAGGAACTACTGATGCAAGTTTAAACTCTGTAACTCCTTCATTCACTCAATACAGTAACTCTCCAATCATCATCAAAGAAAGATACCAAATCTCTGGATCTGACACTGCTCAAATCGGATGGGTTGAAGTTGCAACTGAAGAAGGTACTTCTGGATACTTATGGTATTTGAAAGCTGAATCTGAAACTCGTTTGCGTTTTGAAGATTACTTAGAGATGTCAGTTATTGAGGGTGAATTAGTTTCTGGAGGTTCTACTTTAGGATCTAATAACATTAAAGGAACTCAAGGTCTTTTCTCTGCAGTTAAAGAAAGAGGTAACGTTGTAAATAACTTTACTGCTGCTGCTGGATTAGGTGATTTTGATTCAATCTTGAAAAACTTAGATACTCAAGGGGCTATTGAAGAAAACATGTTCTTCTTGAACCGCGCTACTTCTCTTGACTTTGATGATATGTTAGCTTCTTTATCTGCTGGTGCTGCTGGTGGTGTTGCTTACGGATTGTTTGAAAACTCTGAGCAAATGGCTTTGAATTTAGGATTCTCTGGATTCCGTCGTGGATCTTACGATTTCTACAAAACTGATTGGAAATACTTAAATGATGCTTCTACTCGTGGTGGAATGGCTAACACTTCTATTGATGGTGTTCTTGTTCCAGCTGGTACATCTACAGTATACGATCAACAATTAGGTACTAATATCCGTCGTCCATTCTTACACGTTCGTTATAGAGCTAACCAAGCTGACGATAGAAGAATGAAAAACTGGATCACTGGATCTGTTGGAGGTGCTTACACTTCTGATCTTGATGCAATGCAAGTACACTTCTTGTCTGAAAGATGTTTAGTTACTCAAGCAGCTAACAACTTCGTGTTGTTCACTTCTTCTGTAGCGTAATTACCTGGTGATATTACCCCTGTTGAAACTACGGGGGTAATTATTACCTTTTTAAAAAATCTATTAAATTATATTATATTATGGCAGTAGCTAAAAAAGAAGACGCTCAAGTTAGCGCAGAAAAAGAATTCATCGCAACAGAAACTGTACAAGCAGTAGAAGAGGTTGCAAAACCAAAACAGGTAGTACAAGAAAAGAAACCTAGTGCGCCTTCATGGGAAATAAAAGATAGAACATACGTAATTGCTGATAGTCATCCATCTTTGACTTATACTTTACAAAGCAAACATACGCTTAGATACCCACTTATATGGTTTAACAAAGAAACAGGCGAACAAGAAGAGCTTAGATATGCTACAAACCAAAATTCACCATTAGTTAGCCAACAAAAAGGTCAAGTTACTTTGGGTCATATTATGTTTGAGAACGGTATTTTACATGTTCCAAAAGAAAAACAAAACTTACAAAAATTATTATCACTTTATCACCCTGGTTTAAATTCTAAATATACTGAATTTGATCCAACTGCTGAAGCTGAAGATGATTTAGATTATCTAGAATTAGAATACGAAGCTATGAATGCTGCTTTTGAAATGGATATTGACGAAGCTGAAGCAATTGTACGTGTAGAGGTTGGTTCTAGAGTTAATAAGATGAGCTCTAAGGAGATAAAAAGAGACTTGTTGTTATTTGCTAGAAGAAATCCTTCTTTGTTCTTAGAACTGGCTAATGACGATAATGTTCAATTAAGAAACTTAGCAATTAGAGCTACAGAAAATAATATTATAAAACTATCACAAGATCAACGTACATTTATGTGGGGTGAAAACGATAGAAAATTAATGACAGTGCCATTTGATGAAAATCCATACTCAGCAATGGCGGCTTTCTTTAAGACTGATGAAGGTATCCAAATTTTCAAGTCTATTGAGAAAAAACTTAAATAATACGTAATATTAATATATAGGCGGTTATTGTACTTAAAACTGCAATAACTGCCTAAATATTATAATAAATATAACAAATGGCAGTAAACGTAGACATAGTTTATAAAACGGTTTTATCTATATTAAACAAAGAACAACGTGGTTATATGACACCACAAGAGTTTAATAGGACAGCAACTCAAGTACAGCTTGAAATATTCGAACAATACTTTGATGATTTGAATCAACAACTCCGAGTTCCACAAAGCGACGAGAATTATGCTGATCGAGTTGTAAATATTGAAGAGAAGATGTCTATATTTGAAACAACAGGATTATGTACGTATACTACCAATTCAGCAGGCGGATATTTTTCATTGCCTACAACTGATTCTTATGGTCTAGTATGCTCTCCATACAGATTAGGGTCATTGGCATATAAAAATATTTACAATACAAGCATTGGGCCATTAGAAGAATTACAAAAATCAGAATTTTACTACATACAAAATTCAAGGTTAACAGCTTCCACAGAAAAGAATCCTACATTCTTAAGAGAGTCGGGAAGAATCATTGTAGCGCCTAGCTCAATAATAACTAACATCACCGCAAACTATATTAGAAAACCTTTGGATCCTGTTTGGGGATTTACAGTTGGATCAAGAGGTCAATATATATATAACCCAGCTCCTTATTCACCAGGCACACCAGCCACTGGGTCTAGAAATTTTGAGTTACATGAGTCAGAGCAAACAAGATTAATAATAAAAATATTAATGTATGCTGGTATAATAATAAAGGACCCGCAGATTGTACAAGCAGCAGCTCAACAATCTCAATTAGAGGATATAAATTCAAAAAGCTAAATAGAATATGGCGATACCAGATAACGGTTTAATTACCGAAACAAATAGACAATATTACGAAGGAGCACAAAGTTTCTTAGCTGATGGAACTCAGAGGGCATTTACAACAACGTTTGATACTAATCTAGTATTTGGTAATTATGATCCTTCTAATGTTGATTATGGATTAAATAACTTTAAACTATATACCAGCCCTAATGGTTATCCTGGAACATTTACTGAATACACAAGCAATTATTCTGTAAGCGGTAATACTATAACAACAGTTGGTACTTTAGCAAATGGAACTTATGTTGTTGTTCAACTTAAAACACTGGACGGTGGTAATTATGGCGATTGGTCAGATCCATCAAGTTATGCTTATGGCAATACCGTAGAAAACAATTATGGTTCTTACGAGTATATTACTTTAGAGGATGTAGTAAATAACTTTATGATTGCTTATGTTGGTAATGGTAAATTAATAAGTTCTGTTAAAAAGACAGATGTTATATTCCATACTAAAAGAGCGTTACAAGAATTTAGTTATGATACTTTAAAAAGTATAAAGTCGCAAGAGCTTACAATACCGCATAACTTAAATGTGGTTATACCTCAGGATTATGTTAATTATGTACGCATGTCATGGATTGATTACCATGGTGTAAAACATATTATATATCCAACAAACAATCTTACGATAGATCCTTATGCAACTCCGTTGCAAGATGATAACGGAGTGCCAATCCAAGATAACTTTGATTCTAATATAGAAGGAACTTCTATAACTGAAAGAAGATGGAAAAGAAATAATGCTGATATTGAAATTTTTGGTGCAGATTATTTTGTAGGCGATTGGTATAATGGGGATGCTTGGGTGCAAAACGCTTGGTACGGAAGAAGATACGGAATGGATCCCCAGTATGCAAATACAAATGGATACTTTACAATAAATGACAGAGAAGGTAAAATTGCTTTTAGTAGTAACCTTATTGGTAAGCTTATTGTATTAGAATATATTTCTGATGGATTAGCTTATGAGATGGACTCAAGAGTTCCTAAACTTGCTGAAGAGGCAATGTATGCTTATTTGTTACATGCAATTGTTTCAACCCGAGCTAATCAACCCGAATATTTAGTACAAAGACTTAAACAAGAGAAGAGTGCTAAATTAAGAAATGCTAAAATAAGATTATCTAATATTAAACTTGAAGAAATATCTCAAGTATTAAGAGGACAATCAAAATGGATTAAACATTAATTAAATGGCGGAAATTAAAAATAATTTTCTTAGTTCTAAAATGAACCAAGATATAGACGATAGATTAATGCCTAACAATGAATATCGTTACGCATTAAATCTTGAAGTCAATAGGTCAGAAGCTTCAGATGTTGGAACATTACAAAATATATTAGGTAATAGTTTAGCCGTTGATTTTAGATCTATCACTGGAAAATCAAACTTAGAATGTATTGGCGTTTTGCCGGATGAATCAAATAATAATATATACGTTTTTTTAACGGATTATAATGGAACTGCATATAGCACAACTGCTGGCAATTATATTTATGTATATAATAACTTGCAACCAGTTTCAATAGCAAATCCTAAATTATTAGTTTCAGGTGCTTTCCTTAATTTTTCAACTTTATATCCAATATACGGAATTAATTTAATAGAGAATTTACTTTTCTGGACTGACAATAGAAATCAACCTAGAAAAATAAATGTTATTAATGCATCAAACAATAGTGGATATTATACAGTTGAAGAACAAATATCAGTAGCTAAGCTTAGCCCTTTATATGCTCCTCAACTTTATCGTGAAAGTGTGGTTGCCCCAGGAGAATATGAAACAACTATGTACGATGTTGTTAGCCCTGATTTACCAGATGGCACAGCGAATCCATATTATGTTGCTGATTGGCCAGGTGATCCAGCTTATTTAGAAAGCAGATATGCTAGATTTAGTTATAGATATAAATTTGAAGATGGAGAGTATTCAATTATGGCTCCATTTACCCAAATAGCTTATATACCAAAACAAGATGGATTCTTTTTATATGAAGGACCAGTTGCCCCCGGAGGTGAACCTGTACAGGATGATGAGACAAGTGCTTATAGAAGTACAATTGTTGAATTTATGGAAAATAAAGTTAATGATATATTACTTCAAATACCATTACCATGTCCTGCCAACACAATGTATTCTTTATATAAAATAGTAGAATTAGAAATATTATATAAAGAAGCGGATAGTATAGCCGTTAATGCGGTAGATGCAATACCAACTATACCAAAGACCGGTTCTTTTTGGAATACCACAGGCGAAATATATAGTTATGATTATCCATCTAAAAAACCATTTAAAACATTACCTAATAGAGATGTTATAAGAGTTAATGATATAACTCCTGTAAAAGCATTAAGTCAAGAGATTGTCGGTAATAGAGTTGTTTATGGTAATTACCAAGATAAATATACTTACCCTAAATATTTAGATTATAATGCAGGAGCAAGTGAAAAATTTGGTTTTGGTTTTGGCGCTAGTGAAGGCACAAGCGTTGTAGAATATCCTAATCATTCTGTAAAAGAAAATAGGAATTATCAAATAGGTGTTGTATTAGGAGATAGATTTGGTAGAGAATCAGGTGTTATATTATCGGATCAGCTATCATCGTTTGACAGTTCATTTGGAGCATCGTCTTTATATTTACCATATACCGAACCAGGTGCTCCGGCTCCATATAATTGGTTTGGTAATTCATTAAAAATATTATTCAATCAACCTATACAACCCGCGTCTCCAAACCCTTCAACGGGATGGCCTGGGATATATAATGGGGACAAAACATCTCCTAATTATAATCCATTAGGTTGGTATTCATACAAAATAGTAGTAAAACAAACAGAGCAAGATTATTATAATGTATATCTTCCTGGGGTTATGGCTGCGTATCCAAATAGCACCACTTTAGAGTTAGGTAAAACATCTCATATTGTATTGCTTAATGATAATATAAATAAAATACCAAGAGATTTAAGTGAGGTTGGGCCTGCTCAAAAACAATTTAGAAGTAGTGTAATTTTATTTCCTAGAGTTAATAATAATACTTTGGCTTATAACAATGAACAATACTACCCAGGAAACGAATATGCTTTTGCTAATACAATAGCTACAAGTAATTCTTTGTTTTACCCTGACGGAGTTTCTCCAACTACACCTCCCGCTGGTTTTTTAAATTTCTATCAAATAAATTCAGACCCTTTAATAGCTAGATTGTCTACACCTCAAGAACTAGGTGTAATAACTTCTACAAACGATGTCATAAATTTAGCCGTATACGAAACAAAACCGGTAGAATCTAAATTGGATATATATTGGGAAACTTCAACATCTGGTTTAATAAGCGAATTAAATACAGCAATACAAAGCGGATCTTCTGCTAGTGTTGATTCTATGGTAGGTTGGAGTTTTACATTATCAGAAGCTGATGGACCTGGGACGGTAGTTACAACACCATTCAAATTTAAAGATGTATTAGGTGCGGATGTAACACCTACTAGTGTAGTGTTAGATAGTGTGCTTACAGGTGAAGCTTCTCCTACTGATGTAACAAGCAAATTCATATTAGAAAGAGTTGGTGTTACAAACACATATATAATTAAAACTGCTCCCGCAGCATATTTTTATTATGGCTTTAATGCCTCAACAGTTAATCATTACTTTTTTACCATTAGAGCTACCATAGGTTCTCCACCTGTATCAAACTCTTTTGTTCAGAATGGTTACTTAAGTAATGTTAATCCAACGATAACTAATAAGCCTACTACTCCATTTAACATGGATATAGGCGATATAGATATTTACGATTTTAACGGGGTAAATGGATCAAATCCGGCTGGTGGATTAAGTACCGCTGGTTTAACTTGGTCTGTTACAAATGCAGACGGTTCACCTACAACTATATTTACTATAACTTCAGGTGGATTATTACAAGATCTAAGCGGTTTAGCAGAAGGAACATTCAATCTAAAAGTAACATTGACGGAAGCATCTGGCAATACGGATTTTGTTAATATAACTGTTATATATCCTTTTAGAAATTCTGTTACATTTACAAGTTGGTCATCTAAGTGTGGAACTGTATCGGCTATTGAAACTACTACTGGGTTTATAACAATTACTGGTTCTGATGCTAATTTTAATGCGTTTGCAACAGTAAATACCGGCACAGTTAGTATTACAACTGATGTGATAATTAATGGAACATCATTAAATGCTTTCAGAAATACAATTGGGACAACCACTTCAGGTGTTCTAACTTTACCTGCAGGCACTTATCCATACTTTATAGAAGTTGATAGAGTAATTTCTGGTTCTGGAGTAGGATGTGGTGGAATAAACTACATACAATAATAAAAAAGGTATGGTAAACATGCTTATAAATAAGTAATAATAATTATATGGCAGCAGTTGTAGAAGTAAAATATTTTAACACATTCATATTAAAGAAAGTATTCGCTGGAGGAAACACCCCTGTTTGGGGTGGATCTTTCGGTATACCTACTACTATAGATGGTGACAATACTGGTTATCCAATATCTACTGTTGTTCCGAGTACTACAAAAGAATGGTTTATTGAAGAAGCTAGAATAAGAGGAGGGTATAATAATCTAACGGTTGATTTTGGTGTTAAAGCATATATAGTAGACGCAACAAACACCGCGGCTATTAGATCAAGTGCTTTAATATATTCTGGATTATTCAATTCAAGAACAGGTGTTAATAATACAAATCAATTTTCTTCTGGAGAAGAGATAACTAAAGGACTAGATCCAGCAAATGGTTCAATTCAAAAATTATATGCTGAAGATACTAACTTAATTATATTTCAAGAGAATAAAGTAAGCAGAGCATTGATAGATAAAGATGCAATATATTCAGCGGAAGGAGCGGGTACAGTTACATCATCTAATGTTGTAATTGGACAAACACAAGCTTACGCTGGTACTTATGGCATTAGTCAAGACCCTGGTAGTTTTGCTGTCTATGGGTATAGAAAATACTTTACTGATAGAAATAGAAATGCGGTTCTTAGATTATCTCAAGACGGTATAACAGAAATATCACAATACGGTATGACTGATTACTTTAGAGATGAATTTAGTAATATAGATACCGCAACTTATGGTCCTGGGAAAGTAATTGGAGGATGGGATACACATAACAAACAATATGTATTATCTACACAATCATCAGCCGCTACACCGGATCAATACAAACAAGATAAAACATTAGGATTCAGTGATGATGCTAATGGCTTTACTAGTTTTTATTCTTTTATACCTTCACAAATATTAAGTTTAAAAAGTAAATTTTATACTTTAAATAAAGGTAGACTTTGGGTTCACTATAATGAAGCCGCTAATACAAGAGGTAATTTCTACGGAGTTCAATATAATTCTACTATAAGATTTGTTTTTAACGAAGCGCCTAGTAATGTTAAAGTATTTAAAACAATAAATTACGAAGGAGCAAATGGATGGCAAGTTGATTCGTTTAGATCGGATTTAACCGGACCTGATTATTTGAACTCTGGTTATATAAGCACTCAAGACGTCGTTGGTGTATTAACTACACCTGCAGTATTTAGTTATATGACGGGAGCTTATGATGATTACGGTAATTCGTATCCAAGTACATTGTATCCTCCAATAAATAGAGCTGGATTCGATAGAAAAGAAAATAAATATATGGCTGTACTTATGAATAAGAGTGAGCCAAATCCAGAAGAAATTTCTTTTGGAAATGAAATATCAGGAATTAAAGGTTATTTTGCTGTTGTTGATATGTCTTTAGACAATGCGACAGATGTTGGTGGCGCTAAAGAATTATTTGCTGCATCTTGTAACTTTGATTACTCAGTATTCTAAAATTAAATAAAATCAAATTAAATGGAATTAAAATTAAGATCATTAAAAGAATCAGATTGGGAAACTTTACAAAGTTGGTGGAAAGCATGGGGCTGGCCGGAAATGAGTAAAGATCTAATGCCTTTAGACGGCTTAGGAGGGCTGATTGTTGAAAAAGATAGCAAACCTATAGCTTCAGGGTTTTTGTACCTTACGAATGCTAAGGTTGCTTGGACAGAATGGATTATATCGGATCCTAATTATAGAGAAGACGATAGATCAGAATGTTTAAAAATGATTGTTCAAGGATTAGAAGATGTAGCTATAAGCGCTGGATATAAAATAGTATTAAGCGTGGGTAGAAACAAAGGATTATTAAACATACATAAAGAATTAGGGTATACTGTGGATGATAATCCATCGTATGAAATATCAAAAAAAATAGCATAATATGGCAGTAATATCAGCATCAACAGCATTAATAGTAGCGGGGGCTTCTGCGGCAGCGTCTGTTGGAGGTAGTCTAATTTCAGCAAATCAATCTAAACAAGCAGCTAAAGGTTTTAGAAATGAAGCTGAGCGTAAGCAATGGGAGATTTCTGAACTAGAAAAGAATAGACAAGCTATTCCAAATCCTTATGAAAATGTTAAGGATGTAAGTGTTATGGCTAAAAACCTTAGCGGAATGATTAGTAATCCTTATGCAAATATTGGAGTATCTACTAAAGCTGCTGAGATGCAAATAGAAGAAGCGGATATATCATTAGCTAATACTTTAGATACATTAAGAGCAACTGGATCAGGCGCTGGTGGCGCGACTGCTTTGGCACAAGCAGCATTACAAAGCAAAAAAGGAGTTTCTGCTAGTATTGAGAAACAAGAGGCTGATAATGAAAAATTAAAAGCAGACGGACAAGCTCAAATGCAACAATTGAAAATGGCTGAAGAGCAAAGGCTACAAAATTTACAAATGAGTGAGGCTCAGAGATTACAGCAAGCTGAAATTGAAGGAACCAAATTCAAATATGGTGAGCAAGAATCTAGAGATATATCTAAACTAAATAGATTGTCTGGTCAACAAGCGCAATCACAAGCTAATGCAGCTTCTGCAAAACAATCACAAAATGCTGCTTATGGAGCTGCAGCAAGTGCAGTTGGTAGTATTGGTGCTGGATTATTAGCGGGCGGTAAATAATAAACTATATAAAAAATATAAATAATGGGGTATTACGAAAATCCACCTATAATAAATCTTAATCCCGGCGCTGACAAAATCACAGCTGGTATTATGGATGCGGCAGATTCTGTATCTAAAGCATTGATTAAAAGAGGCGAAGACAGAAGAGAAGAAGAAAAACAAAGAAAACTTAGTATTCAAAAAATACAAGAAGAAAAAAATAAAACAGATCTTTACTATAGCGAAAAACTATCTGATTGGGAAATTAAAAATCCTTCAGATAATAGTGATATTAGTTCTCAAATTAGATCTATGCTGCAGGGCAAAATAAAAATGGCAGCGGACGCTAAAATTGCATTGACAATGGAAACTGATCCTGCTAAAAGAGAGGAATATCTAAAACATATAACTAATGCAAATAAGTTTATGGATGTTGCCGCTAAGGCTGGAAAAGGATTTGGAATGGAAGCAGCTACTTACGGAGACACTAGCGCAATTGCAATGAATGTTCCGGGCGGATGGGCCGTTACAGGTGATGAGACTAAACGTAGAGATAGAACTTCTGCTTTAGATATTATGTGCAAAAGAACAGGCAACTTTGAATCACACGGCGTTAAATTGATTGACAAAGGTGATACATTTGATGTTGAATTCTTTGGCAAAAGAAAAGGTGAAGATACTGAATTTAAAACTTCTATCAATGCATCGGATTATTTAAATTCCGATGATAATGGTAATGGTGGTTTACTTTATAAAGTAGAAAATACAAATGAATTTTTTGACGATGCCACTAAAACCGTTCTTGACTCCAAATCCGGTAAAATATATGATAATTTTATAGATGGCAGTGAACAAGATGTTAATTTAGGAGACGGATATAGATTAGCTAAAGCTAGAAAATTAGATTTAGAAGCTGTTAGAGGTGAGATATATAAGAAAGCAGATATTAAGGCTGCTGGTTATTTAAAGGCAAACAAGCCTACAGATATGTGGTCATTAGTTAACTGGTCATTAGGGATGGGTGAAGGTTATTACGAAAAAGTATTTCCTAGAGATCAGGCTCCTGAAGTTCAACAAGCAGCATTAGCTAAACTTTTGACAGAAAAAGCTGTTGGTAATATGACTAAGAAATTTAGAAAAACAAATGATGGTCAAGATATTTGGATTTCTGGAGAACCGCAAAGAATTAAAGCTGAAAAAACCGCAAGCTCAACAAAAGGCAATGGCACATCTGCTCCTAAATTAGGTGCTCGTGAAAAATCTCAACTTGAATTCCAAAGAGAAGTTGAAAAAGTGGCTAAAGCTGGTAAAGGTAGAGTGTTGGGCCCTGGGGGATGGAGATTAGATAAAATGGATGGCCGTTGGGGTATTTTTAACCGCCAAGGTGATCAAATGTTTGGAACTGAAGGTATAACACAACCTACGGAATTAGCGACGTTTATTGGATATAAAAAAGAAGAAAAACCTAAGTTAAAAGGAAAATAAAATTAAATATTTATGGCAGATTATATTAGCAAAGACGGACATTTATATACAATAGACGAAGTAAATCAAGCGGCTGAAGAAAATGATACTACATTTGAAGACATCATTGAAAAAAATGGACTGTCTAAAAATAGCAAAGAAACACCTGCAGAAGGACCGGGAAAGAAAAAACCCGTTGCGGTAAAGGATGCAACTGTAGCGGGACCAAAAAATACGGCATCCAAATCGGTAAAATCTTCATCGGTATCACAAGATAATCCTTTTGGTAAAGTAAATATATTTGATCCTTTAAATATTACAAAAAATAGTCTTGAAGCAGCTAAAATTCAACCAAAAAAAGAAGTCAAATTTAATGCAAAGAAATTTGCTAAAGACATGGCTACCGATAAAACGGAAGGATTTTATACAAAAGGCGAAAAAAATATTGAAGCAACTGGAGTTAAAAAGAAAAAAGCAGAAGAAAAAGTAGCAAATGAAGTGTTTGATACTTTTGATAATTTTAATTATTCTAAATTAACACCGGAACAGAAATTATCGTTAGATAATAAAGCGGCGGACTTACTACAAAGTAATATAAAAATAGGTGAATCATATTCTTTATCTCCAAAAGATATAGAATTAAAATCACAAGAAATATTGTCTAAGGCTGCTGAAAAAAAGAAAGGTATTGAGCAAGCATCTTATGTAGATAGATTTATAAATGGTATTGCCGGCGGCGCAAATTATGTTGGAGAATCTTTTGCTTCTATTCCAGAAACAGTTTATCGTGTATTTGCATTACCTCAAAATATAATAGCTTCTATAACAGACAACAAAGATTTAGAAGCCACGCCTGAAAAATTAAAAAAATTAACAGGAACTTCAAATCCATTAATGGATCATTTTGTTGAGGAGCAAAAGAAAATACAAAAAAATAATAATATATATGACAGTGCTAACTATGACTCTGCTAGCATTTCTGAAAATATATCTAATGGTAATTGGAGTGATGCTTTTAAATTATTAGGCACTGGAATTGCTGAGAGTGCGCCTGTGAGCATTGCTATGATGATTGGCGGTGCAAATATGGGTCTTGGTAAATTAGCAGCTGCATCTACTGGTTTAATGGCTGGTCCAGAATCAAGAAAGATTGCGGAAGAAAATCCTAATCAATCTGAAATAGAAAATGTTGTTACCGGTTTTGGAATGGCAGCAGCGGAAAGTGTATTTTCAGCAATTGGGGAAGGTAGTCTTGGTAAAGTTTATAAGGATATTGTAAAGAAAGAAGGGACTGAGGTTGGGTCTAAAATATTCAAAGACGGGCTTGTTTCTGCTTATGAAACTGCGCTAAAAAAATACGGCGCTCCAACTGCAATGGTTGGTGAAGGATTAGAAGAGGTTGCTACAACTATAACTCAAAATTTAATATCCAAAAAGCCTGCATTTGAAAATGTAACAGATTCTTTCATAGCCGGTGTTGGTGGAGGTAGCGTATGGGGATCTCCTGTAAATTTGCAAAAAGGTATACAAGGATTCAAAAAAGGTTTAACGACCTATAAAGTTAATAAGGAATTAAAAAATACAAATGTAAATAATTTACCTGAGGTTTTTAATCCAATAACTCCCGTTACAAAAGAGCAAATTAATATTGCAACAATACCAAATTCATATAAAATACTGAATGATCAAATTGATTTTGATATTAATTCAGATAAGATTACTCCAGAACAAGGGGAAGACATTAAAAAAGAATTTGCATTTACATATCATGCTGCTAATAAGGTAAAAAGCCTTAATATGTCCGAAGTTGATAATATTGAAGTTATTAATTTATTAAAGCAAAGAGATAAATTAAACTCAACTATAAAAGCAGTAGATGATCCAACATTAACATCATTCCAAAATGAAGAAGTTAAAGCTATAAATGCTAAAATTTCTGAAATAACCACTAAAGCTTCTAAACAAAAAATCGAAGAAGAAGTGAGTGCATTAACTAGTGTTGTTGATAAAGAAGGAGCAAAATCTTATAAAAATCCTTTAGGGGAAGGAAAATCATTTGAAGTATTTGAAACAGCTGAGGATGCTCAATCAGCTTATGATAAATGGGCGGCAGAAAATAATAAAGCATCGGAAGATATAACTAAAACTGATGGATTTGTTTTGCCTAATGGTCAAATACTTATAAATAAACAAAGAGCTGCTGAAGTAAAAGCGTTGAATGTAGCTTCTCATGAATTGTTACATAATATTCTTAAATCTGAATTTTCAGATCCGGTAAAAAAAGTAGAATTAAAAGATAGTTTTTTAAATGTATTAAGTAAAGCAGAAAGAGCAAAGCTTGATGAAAGAATGCTTGCTTATACCGCTAAAGAACTAGAGAATGCACCTGATGAATATATAACACAATATTTTGAGTTATTAAGAAACGGCGATATAAAATGGTCTGATAATGTAAAGGAAACTTTAGTTGGATTATGGAAAAATGTTTTAAAACCTATATTTGTAAAACAAGGATTTAAAAACATTGAATTTGAAGATGGTAGAGATATTTATAATTTTGTTAAAGAGTATGCTAAAACTGTAAATAAAGGTAAAGTTTCTGGAAGAGCCGAGTCTTTATTAAAAGCGGGAGAAAATATATCTGGTGTTACTAAAATGTCTAAGACACAATCAGAAATATTTAAACAAGAGCTTGCGGATTTAGAAGAAGAATATGACGAGGGTTATGGGGACATGCCTGAGGAGGAATACTTGCCTAAAAAACAAAGCATCGAAAATAAAATAAAAACAGCTCTTAAAAAAGAATCTGAATTAAAAACAGAGCAACCTGTAGTTAAAAAAGAAATTTTAACTGAGGAAGATGAAGTAAAAGAAATAATAAAAGAAAACAAATCTTCTGTTGCTTCTGATAAAGTTCAAAAAATATATGATACAAAGGGTAAAGAAGGAGCTCAGGATATTATAGATCTATTTAAACCTATTACTAAAAAAATAGTAGATAAACGTAGAGACGCCCCTGATTTTGATAGAGAACTATTAACAGATGAGATTGAAACAGGTGTAGGTGGTATTTTAGATTTAATAACAAAATACAATCCTGAATCTGGAGTTCCATTGGCTGCTTATATTAATAAGTATTTACCAGTACGAGCAATTGCTACTTCAAAAAGATTACTTGGTAAAGAATTTAGTAAAGATGTTACAGAAGAAAAAGCTTTAATGGCTGAAGAAACTGTTTCTGAGGTAAAAGAAAAACCAAAGTATGCAAACGCATTAGAATCAAAAGTTTTTAGCAAAGAAGCTCTTGAAACAATTAATAAAAAGATATTAAGCGTTGTTAGAACGTTGAAATCTAAAATTGACGCACCTGTATCTATAAATAGAACTGTTACGCCATTAATTGCTGAAATTAGAGATGAAATTGGCAAGCAAGTTGATATTGACGTTAAAACCGCAATGGGTGGTAAAAAAGATAATCAACTTAAAAATTGGTTATTAAAGAATAAGAAATATATTCTTGAAAACATGACCACAACATGGTTAATGGGATTAGATGGCAAAGGAGGTATACCGCAAGCTATTCAAAAACAAATTGACGGTAAGTGGACTAATTATCCTGATTGGGTTGGTAAGAAAATAGATAGAGAATCTGTTTCAACTGATAATGCAGGTAGAACTTCAGGAGCTGAGCTTGTTAGAAGATTACCTAATGTTGCAAACAATGTTTCTAATGAAGACTTTTTAAGTAATGTCCTAGAACCATCTGGCAATCCTATAAGAGGTAGAAAAGAATCATTAGCTAAAGCAATTGCAGAAGAGGCTTCTTTTGATATTGTATTAGATGATTTTGAAAACCAAGGCCCTATATTCGATGCATTTATAACAAACCAAGAAAGATTAGGTGTAGAAATTGATGACGTATTGACTACCGCTTTTGCTAATCAAGTTGAAAGAGGTAATGTTAAATTTTCTAAATCAGCGGTAACTAATTCAATGTTATTCTTATTAAAAGAAAATAATTGGGATTTTAATTCTAAAGAATTAGTTGACTTTAAAAATTCTCTTGATGATAAAGATCAAAGATATTATACTGATTTTAGAAAAAAATGGATACGCCGTGTAAGTAATTTGCTTGATGAATATAAAAGAATATGGGAATCAAATGCAGGTGTTAAATTTGAAGCGGAAGCATTTAATAAATTAAGGAAGTTTTCTAAAAATAATCCTGATTTTATTTTAAATGAGGCTGCGCCTGATAAATTTAATAGCAGAAATCCAGATTTAGTATATAGAGTTGGTAAAGATGGTCGTAATGTAATAGTTGAATTAAAAGCAGATAAGACTGCTCCTCATGGAAGCACATCAAACTCTAATTTGCTTGGTGATGAAATAATATTTACAAAAGGATTTGACGGTGATACCGAAATGAAATCCAAAATGAAGGATAATGAGTCACGCCAAAAAGCATTAGAATATTTAAAAAGCAATAATTTAAGCAAAGACGGCAATTCATTAATTGTATCCAATGAAGTTTGGAATAATGTTAAAGGAGAAAAAACTGGGCCCAGTATGGTTATAACTCCAAAAACATTGGCTCAAATAAATGTTGGTAAAGATATTATTCATATACAAGGGAATGGCTCATTTACTTATGAGGGCAGTAATACTGGCGAATTAGCTAAAGTGCCTTTGATCAACGGCAATATGTACGTGTATAGCAGAATAACTTCTGTTGCATCGGGTAAGAATAGGAGAATAATTGAAAGATTGTTTTTTCAATTAGGTAATAATTGGGATCAAAAATCTGATTATAATTTAATAGACAATCCTGAAGAATTTGTTAATGATTCTATTAAGTTTAGTAAAACAATATCACCTAAGTTTAATAAAATAATAGAAGAGAATAAAGGAGTTGAAGACTATAAAAGCTTTTCAGATATTGTTGCTAGAAGAAGAGGTATTGGTAAAAACAAATTTGATTTTTATGTGCCTGCTTCAGCAGCTGATTTTGAATTGTTACTTTATAACTTTATAGGCAAAGGAGCAAAAGGAGAAGAGCAAAAGAAATTTTTTGCTGATACATTGTTAAAACCTTATGCTAATGGAAATGATTTAATGGATGCTGCAAGGCAATCTATTAAAAAAGAGTATAAGCAATTATTAAACGAATTCCCAGATGTAGCTAAGAAGATTGAAAAAAGAACTCCAGATGGAGACTTTACTTACGATCAAGCAATTCGTGTTGCAATGTGGAATGAAGAAGGCGTAGATATTCCAGGACTATCACAACGAGATTCTAATAAACTAACTACTCTTGTTAATTCAGATCCAGAATTAAAAGCTTTTAAAGATAGTTTAATTGTAACAGGAAGACAAGGTAGAGGTTGGATTAAACCAGAACAATATTGGGATGCTAATACAATTATCACAGATTTACATAACTTAACAGAAGGCGAAGGTAGAAAGAAATTCTTATCTGAATTTATTGCCAATGCTGAAGAGATGTTTGGTAAATTCGAAAATGGTAAATTAGTTGGTCCTAATATAAACAAAGTTGAAGCTGTATATGGTACAGATGTTAGAGAAGCCTTAGAAGATGTTTTATACAGAATGATAACTGGTAAAAACAAAAGCTTTGGAAAAGACAAAGAGACTAGCGCTTGGGCTAATTGGGTATCTGGATCCACTGGAGCAATCATGTTCTTAAACGTAAGATCCGCTGCGTTACAGTTAATTGGAGCAGTCAATTTCTTAAACTTAAGGGACAATAATCCTTATGCTGCTGCTAAAGCATTTGCTAATCAAAAGCAATATTGGGAAGATTTTGCTACTATCTGGAATTCAGACAAAATGAAGGAAAGACGTGGCGGTTTAAAAGAAGACGTTGCTGCTGCTGAGATTGCTAATGCTGCTGAAGGTAGTAAGAATAAAGTTGGTGCTATATTATCTTATTTATTGAAGATAGGTTATACACCAACGCAAATGGCAGATAGTTTTGCTATTGCTTCAGGAGGTGCTCCTTTCTATAGAAATAGAATAAAGAGTTATTTGAAAGAGGGAATGACAGAGCAAGAGGCTGAAGAAGCAGCTTGGGATGACTTTACAAAAGTATCTGATGAAACACAACAATCTGGTGATCCAAGAGATATATCTAAACAACAAGCTAGTCCTGCTGGTAGATTATTGTTAACATTCCAGAATACCGCGATGCAACAATCTCGTATTGTTAAAAAAGCAGTGCTTGATCTTAAAAATGGTAGGGGTGATGCTAAAACAAACTTTGCTAAGATTGCTTATTATGTAGCAATACAAAATACAATGTTTGCTGTATTACAACAAGGATTATTTGCTGTAGCTTTTGGTGATGACGATGAAGACAAAGAGAAATCTGATAAAGAGAAAAAATTAGATGACAAATTGTTTGATGTTGCTGATGGTGTAATTGACACTATATTAAGAGGTACAGGTTTTGTTGGAGGAATTGTTGCTACTGTAAAAAATATGGCTAAAAAATATTTGGACGAAAGAGATAAAAAGTTCAAAGCTGATTATGCCAAAGTTGTACTTGAAGCAGCTAACCTTTCACCGCCAATTGGATCTAAGCTTAGAAAACTTTACAGTGGACTTCAGCAAACTAAATTTGATAAAGATTTAATTGAGGCAAGAGGCTGGGATGTAACGCAAGATGGCAGAGTTAATTTAAGTCCGTCATACGGAGTAGCCGGTAAAGTTGTTGAAGCAACAACCAATGTACCTATGGATCGTTTGGTTACTAAAATAAATAATGCATCCGAAGCTTTGAATTCTCAGAATACTGCAATGCAAAGAATAATGGTTGGTCTTGGTTGGTCACCTTATAGCGCTGGTATTGAAGATTCAGCTGGTGATAAAAAAATCAGAGAAGAAGCAAAAGCTAAAAGAAAAATTGAGGGCGTTGAAAAAGCTAAAGAGACTAGAGAAAGAACAAAAGATTCTATTAGAAGTTTACCGCTAGCAGAGCGTATCAAATTAAAAAGACAAGCCGTTGCTGATCGAAGAGAAAAAAGAAGAAGAAGAAAAATGGGTTAATGAAAAATAGGCACCATACCTAGAAATCCATGAATAGAGAAAGGGAAGCTTAACGGCCTCCCTTTTTTTATTTATCAACTTTATAAAACATAACAAATACTTCTCTGCTTTCTATAAACTCATTCGGATATTTACTGTGAAAGTAATCACAAGGATAAGATAATAATCTATTTTTTTTGTGACCAATAACAGAGCTTAATTCCCATAGATCAAGATTGTTTGAGTCTTCCATTATTAATCGATTAAACTCATCAGGATCAACTAATTCTCCTTCCTTTACAAATCTATCTCCATATAATTTATGGCTCCAGAAAGCTGTCCCGTTTAATTTGTTTGAATTATTATCGGACACATAGATAACAATTGCTCTATCAGGTTGTTGTCCCTCTATTATAGAATCATTATGTATTCTCCAATCATTATCTTGGCCTTCCTTGGCTTGCCTAAAGAATCCAAGTATAGGAGATATTAAATTACCTTCTATATCAGATATACTACCGCATATCCAGTTCATAAAATCATTTGAAGGTCTTTTTACCCAGAATGATTTTCCAGGTGTTTTAACTTCTTCATAAGACGCTTTATCACTTTCAATGCGGCTAAGTAATTCCTTTGGAAAGAAATCATCTACTATATATATATCTTTCATAATTTATATTTTAATGCATTATACGGCATTTTTGTACAACATATTATACAATATCATTCAAAATGCAAGATAATATGCAATATACTGCACATTTATCCGTCACAAGATAAACAGCCTTCGTCCATTGCTTTAGCTGCTAAGTCACCACGTAAAACAGATTCAGTACGCATATAATACAAAGTCTTAATTCCTTTTTTCCATGCATCCATGTGAACTTTATTAATCCACTTTGGCGTTGCTTCGTTTGGAAAAGCCAAATTTAAACTAACGGATTGATCAATATATTGTTGTCTAATACCTGCTTGGTTAACCAATTCTAATTGATTGATCTCTTTAAACGTTTTGAAAACATCTTTAGCCGGTATGTCGTGATTAAACATAATATCATCGAGCTCGTCAATATCTTGAACAGAACCTCCATCAGCCAATATTTTTGCCCAAATTTCATCTGTATTAATTTTATGTTTCTTTAATAGTTTTACTAAGCTTGGATTCTTTCGAATGAAAGTACCTTTTGCACTTTGCTCGGTAAATACGTTAGCAGCCCATGGCTCAATACCTGAAGATACGTTCCCACTAAGCTTACTATTGCTGACAGTAGGAGCAATGGCACGAAGATGGGTATTACGCATACCAGTACCAACGCACCATAAAGGTTCGCCATAAACTTCTGCAAGTGCCTTACTGGCTCGTTCACTTTCAATTTTGAGTTGACTAAAGATTTTCCTTGTTTCATACTGTGCAAGCAATCCTTCGAAGGGCAATCCTTTTTCTTGCAGGTATGTGTGCCATCCCAACACTCCAAGTCCAAGAGGCCTTCCCTTACTAGCCGATCTAACCGCATTTTCAAAGCCTCGTAATCCTTTTGCTCTTTGGATGAATTCTTCCATGACTCCGTCGAGAAACCAGATTGCGTCATAGATGAGGTTTGTGTCTTTCCATTCTTCATATTTTGCTAAATTTAATGATGATAAACAACATACAAAGCTATGTGTTTCATCGGTGTGTAATGTTATTTCGCTGCATATATTAGTCATGTGTACTTTTAACCCATGAGTTCTATAAGCTTGTGGATTTGATTTGTTTGTGTTTCCTTTAAACAAGACATAAGGTTCACCAGTTGCTTTACGTTTTCTGATAAGGGAGCTCCACTTATCCCTCGCCTCATTATCTCCTTGTTCAAGCTTTCGCATGAATTTATCACCGACAACGACGCATTGATGTAAATTAAGAGATTGTCTGTTGACATCCCCTTTTGGTTCTCTAATTTCAAGCCATTCTTTAAAATCTCCGTGTTCAATGTTGATATTAACAGAAGCTGCTCCCCTACGGACTGAGCCTTGGTTAGTTGCGAGGATAGTCGAGTCATATATCTTGCAGAAAGGGACAACTCCGTCTGATGTTCCATTGCCTGTTATTTTACTGCCAGCGGGTCTAATTTGATTAACTCCGATACCAACTCCACCGCCGTGCTTAGCGAGTAGCATCATCTCTAAATTCTTTTGTCCAATGTCTTGAATACTATCTGCTACATCAATACCAAAACAACTGATTGGTAATCCACGATCTGTTCCTGTATTTGACAATACCGGCGAAGCTAAACACAACCAACCATTCCATATATAATCAAAAAACTTTTCAGTAAGTTCTGGCTTATATAATCTTTTAGCAACAGTTGATGCGACGCGCATATAAGCATCTTTTGGCGTTTCCCAAGGTAATAGATACCCCCCGGCAATTGTCTTCTTATACACGTCCGTATCAGCCCACGCGGGATAATCTTCGCCCTTAATCCATAATGGATCCCATCCATTTACTTTATCACTCATTATTATTTAAGTATTTTATAGCATTTGCTAATTTATATATATTATCATTAAAATAACCTAATCCCCTATTGCAATTACTGCATAATATTCCTCTAACTATTCCTGTTTTATGTGAATGATCTACGCATTGATTCTTACCTATTACAGCAACATCACATATACTACATTTATTTGTATTATGCAATTCGACCGCTTTATCAATATTGACAAGATAAGTTTTACATATATGGGATAGTCTTTGACAATCTATACATATTGTATAAAAGTGATTTCTATCTTTTCTATATCTAAAATTTTTAATTGATTTTTCAATATTACACTTTGAACAAGTTTGGCTATTTGGTATTTTATTACTTTTTAAAACAATAGGATTTGGCTCATATCTTAATGCTTGTATTTTTTTCTTACATTCTTTGCATGAAGAATATAAGCCTCCTCTATGTTTATAATACTCGCTAGAAGGTTTCTCTGCGTTGCACTTTGTACACTTTTTCATATTAACAATTTTATATATTATTAATATTACGTGTTTTTTTAATTATTTATCCATTCGTTATTCCACATTCGTATCTGTTTCTTTTGTTGTTACTTTTTCAGTGATCTGTTTAATAGCTTCATCATAACCTGGCATTAACTTTACGGTTTCTAATGTACCTACCGATAAGCTTGTTAAATGCTGTTGATCATCCATCACAGTTTGTAATACTCTTATGATAGCATCAAGCTTATTTTTCATTTCAATTAACGTTTGTTCTTTCATTTTATATAATTTTAATTACCAAATATCTTCAAAATCTTCTCCTTCATTTGCTTTACTGTAATCAGTAGGTCTAATAGCAAAGAAATCCGTATGTGTTACACCTCCTGTTAAATGATAGAACCAATCTAAATTTGATGCCGCATCTTTATTGAATGGGAAATAAGATCCCAAATCTAAATAACCAAGCTCAACTAATTTTTCGTTTGTTCTTTTCTTTATGAATTGTATTAAGTCATAAGATTTGATACCTTCAATTTCTCCAGCTTCAAACATCTTATCAATATACTTAATCTCTAATTCAACCATTGTCTCTGCAGCCGTTATAACGTCTTGTCTGCAATTTTCTAATAGCGTAGGATCTTCTTCACACATGTGGCGGAATAATTGGCATCCCATTTTACTGTGTAATGATTCATCACGTACACTCCACTTCATTTGTTGTCCAATGCCTTTAAGTAAATTCCTTAATTGAAAAGAATACAATACAGCAAAAGCAGAATAAAGACTAACCCCTTCAGCGAAAGCGCTAAATACAGCAAGAGAACGGCCAATATCAACTGTACTCCTACCTTCTGTTGCAACCAGGTTAGCAAACCTTTCAGCCGTTGCAGGCTCGTGTAAAAAAGCTTTAAAATCATCTAATCCTAATGTTTCATTTAAATAACTATATGCTACAGCGTGAATAGTTTCTTGAGAACCAAATAGCATTGCCATCTGTTGTATCTCATGCTTAGGAAACCATTTAACCACACTTTGTGTCCAGTAATCTGATACCGCGCACTCTGTCTGAGCAAAACCTAGCAGGATATTACCCACTAGATTCTTTTCAGACTCGCTTAGCTTTTCATTCCAGTCTTTCACATCACCAGACATACTGATTTCCGTGTGCAGCCAAAATGCTTGAGCTTGCTTTAACCAACCTTCTGTGTAGTATATAGGATATTCAAACGGTTTGTATTCAATTCTTTTGTCAAATAATCCCATATATATTTTTATTTATAAATTTCTAAAGCAATATCAATAAACGGCAAGTATAATACGTGCAACTTTGATTCATCGTATTCATAGGTTCTAATTCCAAATAATATACCTGGATAAATTCCTATAGATAATTCCCATGATTTTGGCTCTTCTGCTTCTACTTTTTTCTTTCTAGTCATAATTATTTATTTAGCATTGTTATATTGTTCTATTACTTCGAGTAACTCTTTATATATCACTTTACCTTTATTAGCAAAGGACCAAGCTACCCATTTGTCTATTTGTCTTTCGGCATATTTTTTCCTTGCCTCATGTTTCTTTCTAATAGAATCAAACGTATCGTCTCGTCGCATTCTGAAATCTTTTGTGGTTTATATAATGTTCTCTCGTCGTTATTATCGTGCATCCATTTCTTAAATAGTTTCCATCTAAGAGGGAATGACTCATTAGCTCTACCTTTAGTTTCAATTATAAAATCATCACCAACAAAATCAGGCGTGTATTTTAAATTAAGAACTTTTTTATTACCTCTGTTTACAAAATCACCTTTACTATTAGATTGCCTTTCAATACAGTTGTTTATAAATGTAAATGCTGGTACTAATTCAAATGTCTGCCCTTCATATTTAAAATCTATACCAGCTTCCATTAAAGCAATAAACATATACTTTTCAAGGCCAGAAGCAAAGGTTACGCCGTCATACATAACCTTTTTTGCTACTACTGGTCCCTTTTTTCTGCTAATTTTCTTCATCTATTGTATATGAAAAACCATTAGCCTCTGTCCATTTTTCAGCGTCTTTAACATCTATTTTTAAAAGTTCTAATTCTTCTTTTATAGATGTAACTTCTTCTTTAAGACGTTGAACATATAAGACGGCATCCATTAATTCTTCTTGAAAATGATTAAGCCAAGTATGCATATCTGATTTGTCATCGCGTAATGTTTTACCATACTTTGCAAATCCAACATCTGATCTTGATACAAATTTGTCTACTACATTTTCAACAACTGGATCTCTAAACATTATTTCTTTTGTTCTCATTACAATGTACTGTTAAATGTGTTTGTTGTACTGCCTTTAGCTGTATTAGTTAAACCGGTATAATAAGCAAACCCATTAGGCATAGCTGAATTGCTACAGCTTGATTTTACGAATGTACCATTTTGCATTGATCCTTTTCTATTCTTAATTTCATTATAAGCTGCGTCAATACAATCCTCAACTTTAAATCCTAATAAGTGTGCTAAGTTAGTTAATACAACAATTGAATCTCCAATTCCGTCTTTTTGTTCTTCTTTATTGCCATTAAGAATAGCTTTAGCTAATTCACCAACCTCTTCAATAAGTTTTACATATTGTGTTTTAGGATCACCGCTGGCATATATACCTCTTTCTTGCGCCCAAGATCTAATGTCTTTAAACCTATTAGTTTTTTTGCTAGTTTTTTCTTTAAATTCAATTTGTTGATTTGGTAAAGTAGCAATTAATCTATTGTCTACCGTTACATTTGTTGGCAATAATTTTAAGTATTCACTTAATGCTTTATTATAAACGTACGATCTATTAGGATTGTACATCGATGTTCTTACATTTGTCATGATCCAATCTACAATAGTAGGAGTCAATTTAAAATTTCCATAAGGAGAAGTAATTATTTCTCCAATGTTGTCCATAAGCTGCCCTTTTAATTTACTTACAGGGCATGCAAATGTAATTGTTTGTTCTGTTACGTTTGTTTCCATTTTATTTAATTTAAGTTTATTCATTAATTCTTTATAGGAATGCAAGTCTATCTTATAGCCGTAGAGTAATTGAAGCTCTGCCTCCTTTGCTGATATATAATCTATATCGTCGCTAGAGTCCAGAACTTCGTATTCGGATGGCTGGTACCCTTGTTGTACCGTAATTCTATTATTAAGATTACGTGTAACTCCTATTTTTTTCCCTAATATGTGATAAAGATAATACATTTTTTTTAATTTACACTGCAACTGCAGCAGTTATTTTTGGTCCGTGTTGATAATTTTTTATTTCTAACTTTCCATCTTTATAAGTATACTTTGGAGATAAGAATGTTTCTTGTTCTAAATACTGTTTTACGGTATCAATTTGATTCTTATAAATGTGAGCATCAATTATTTGCATTTCAAGTCTAGAAGCTTTATATCCTGTTTGTTCTGCAATATATAATTGTATTTGAGCAAACAAAGCAACATCATAAGGTATACCTAATAACACATCCCCTGATCTTTGGACAACAAACATATTTAATTCATCACCTTCTACAAAGAATTGGAAATACAAATAGCAAGGCGGCAATGCCATCTCTTCAAGTTGCAATGGATTCCATAAACTAATAATGTGTCTTCTGCTATCTGGAGCTGTTTTAAGATTGTTTATAAGGATTGCAAGTTGATCATAGTATTCACCATTGAAATTCCTTAATTGATGCCCATAAACAGGCCCTAAATCTCCATTCTCATCTGCCCAAGCATCCCAGATTTTAATGCCATTATCTTGAAACCTTTTTATATTTGTTTCGCCATTAATAAACCAATCAAATTCTGTCTTAAATGTTTTTTCAAACATCTTTCTACCAGTTAATAAAGGGAAACCTTCTTTAAGATCTATCTTCAAACTTTCATTGAATAATGAATAAGATCCAACGCCTGTTCTGTCGTTTCTGAAATGGCCCATACTCAATATATCTTTTAATATATTTCTGTATTGGTATTCATAGCTACTCATTCTTTTTGTACTTTTCATAATAGTATATATAATATTTAAACATTTGATTCCATAAAGTAGTTTTAGTATGTACATCCGGGCTTCTATTCTTTTTACCGTTTATAGTAATATCTAAATACCACTTAGTTGTGCTTTCAGCAAATGGTGCTATAAAGATATTATTTCTAACGCACCACATCATTGCTTCTTGCTCTTTAGCGCTTTGTATATAGTTGCCCATATCAATCTGCCCTTTCCTAACTTTAGTTCCACTGCCCATTTATTCCCAAGGCAATTTTTCTCCCGATACATCTAATGGCACGTGTGGTATAAAGCATCCTGAGTTTGGTTCCCATTTGAAATGTGCCTCAGCTCCGTTCTCTCCAAGATTTTGAAACTTAACTTTTAATACTTTACATTTAACAGTTTTGTTTTCGTAATCTCTATGGACTAACAATCCATGATAAGAAGCATCGTACCATTCGCCGCCTCCTTTAATGTTGTACATCGTAGGCTCTTCAATCTTACCATCAGAACCTTTATACATCTTAGTTGGATGTGCAACAATAAATACTAGCACATCGTACTTCTTAGCAAAGATTTCAATTTTCTGCAAGTATTCCATTGTATACTTATTGACATCTTCTGTCTTAGCATCAACATCTCTTACTTTATTAAATGGATCTATAACTAAACATTTAATGCCTTTACGCTTAACTAATTCAGCTCCTTTACGTAATACAGATTCTAAAGTGTAACGTTCCATGTCGATGTGAAAGAAATTAGCATTGCAATGATCCGCTATTTGATTCCAACGATCCCCACCAATATCATCTTGTGATGGCATACCTTCCCAAACTTTACGCATTAATTTGTGCGCGTGTAAGTAAGCTGGTGTATTTTCAGGAGATGCAAATGCGGTTTTCCAGCCGTAGTTTCGATTATAACCCACAACCATTTGGTCGACAAAATCACTTTTACCGGAAGACGGAATACCAGTGACAGTAATGAATTGGCCAGTATAAGTTGAAAAGATTTCATCAAAATTTGGAAGGCCAACTTGAAATCCCGGCTTAAAACCGTTACGAACAAAGTCAGTAACTTCATTTTCGAGATCTCTAAATGTGACAACGTTCTCAAGTGGTACAGGCTTTGCTCTTGAAATTCTCTGTGATAGTCTTTCTTTTCCATACTTTAATAAGTATTCATTAGCGTCTTTACAGTCTTCAAATGTAGCTAAGTAACATATTTCAGATCCTAATCTTCTGACTAATTCAACTTGCAACGCTTGACCTGCTTCGTCTGAATCAACCGCTATAATTATCTTTGATTTGTCTTCGAAATAATCTATGCAACTATCTAAGTAGTCAAGATTATTATTATTAAGGGTAGCTCCATTAGGAACAGATATTGCATTTGTTATACCTGCTTCATGCAGCGCAAGCACATCCATTTCACCTTCAACGATAACACAATACTCATAACCAACGATGCTATTAATATTGTAGAAAACTTTTTCAGCACCTTTATATAGTTTAAAATTCTTTCTACCATCTCTATACTTAACATTTATAAGTTGATCTCCTATAAAGTAATTAAACCTTATTACGTTTTCAACCTTACTCGTTTGTGGCATGAATTCTGAACCTTCGGTAACCTTAAGTTCTGTTAATGTGTCTTTTGAAATTCCTCTTGTTTTGAACCATTCTTCAACTTTTGAACTGACTTCGTGTATAGCAACCGGTTCAGGTTTCTCATATACTTTTTCAGATTTACCTTTACGTTGGTAAGTGTGTAGTTGAAATGTTTTATTACAATTGTGGCAGGTTCCGATACCACGTTGCCAATCATAGCTAGCGCATTTGGCTTTTTCATTCTTAGGTTTTCTGTCTGGGGAACACAAAGGACATATACCTTGCGTCTTACCTTCTTCAAGTTTATGTTGATTAAATTCATCAATCAAAAACCCATTAATTTCAACTGTCTCTACATTCATAGGAAAAAATTTAATTTGTTAATGTCTTATATTATGGACATTTTGGCTTGTTTTGCACTAAATATGATGCGCTAAGATATAAAAAATATTATAACGCATCATAAGTAATACAATTTTTTTTAAGGCTATAACCTTAAATTTTTATTTTATTTTAAGGCTATAACCTTAAAACGGAAGATCATCTTCAACAACTGCTGGTGCTCTTTGTGTTACCGGAGCGCCTACGTCTTGTCTTGGAGCTGCCGCAACGTTTGTGCCGTTAGTCCATACAACCTTAACATTTCCTAAGTATACTTTCGCCACCTTAGCGTCACGCTCTTCTTTGGACTGTTCAACAAGGACTGGACCTTGATTGCCGAATTGATCCACCTCGTCGTTAAGTGTAATGGTAATAGGAAGATACTTCCCTTTTTTTCCATTAATGATTTTGTCTTTTGGAATATCATTTAGGTTAATGCTCGTTTTTAAAATTGATGCCATCTTAGTTATTTATTTGTAGGTTATTAAACATTCTTCTCATTTGATCTTTAGTAGCTCCTGAATTTCTTCTTAAGTTATCAATAGCTTTTAAATGGTTCTGTCCTTTATAGAACTCTGTTGTTGGTCTTGTTAAACCTGATACTGTACAAACTCTTGTTGCAACAGCTTCTTTTGTGTTTCTTTTGTTACTCATGTTTATTTAATTTAATTATAATGTTTTAGTTAATAAATGTTGTTGAGGATCAAAGTCTTCAGTCTTAAAAAATAAATTGTATGCATCAATAGCTTTCATTACTTTATCTTCACCTCCTTGTAAAAATTTATCAGAACAGTCAAAGATACCAATTTGATGCGACTTTTTATCTATTGCAATGAAAATTAAATCGTAACCAAACAACTTTTTATAAATGTAAGCTTGACTATCGTAATTATATTTCTTTGCGGAATAAGCAAACCCTGATAGATCTGATGTTGTTTTAAGATCGACTATTAAACCTTCGTCATGGTTTATAATATCGGCCTTACCTTTCCACATCACATTGTTAATGTCAACAATTCCAGGAACTTCATACTCAACATTGAAACCTCTTATAAGACCTTCACATACTTTGTTAGCTAACATTTTATCTTTCAGTAGTTCGATATTATCAACTTCGTGTTGTAATAAACAAATCTCACCACCAGATAACTCTTTGTAAACGTTAGTGTTACGGGTAGTTGTGTTAATTATCTTGTATTTATGTAGCTTATCGGGTTCCAATATTGCAGTGTGAAAATAACCGCCAATTGCAAAATTTGGATTAGGCGCTTGAGGTGCATTCATCTCTAACGGATTAGTTAGTAATGAACTTATATTAGAGTTGCTAAGAAATTGTTTTCCAAATTCGCCATAATAATGTTGGTCGTCCCTTAGCTTCTCTAAAATTTCTTCTTTAGTCATTAGATTAATTTTTTAAGTTCTTCAATCGCCTTTGGATCTACATCGTACTTATTTAAAATAGTATCTAATGTTGTTTGATCTTTAACATAAGCTTTAGCTTTATCAAATGTCTCTGTACCTACTTCAATCTTAACCTTTGGCTTTGGATCTGCTTTGCCATGATCAGGATCTTGGGTATCATCAATCAAGAATAGATTACCTAAAGCATACTTCTTACCATAACTAGATGCTGAACCAAACTTCTGTGGCATTTGCATACCTTTCTGATCAAGATCTACACCAACAATCGCTGTTGCGCTAATATGATCTAAGTTATCAGATATTGTAGCAACTGATTCTATTATTGGAAACCCGTGGTTACTATTAGTAATTAAAGTTTCTGTCACTGTCACTGATACATTATACTTTGTTAAATAGGGCTTAACCGCTTCCAACAGATCCTCTGCCGATCTAAAATTGTATTTACCAAAACTATTAAACCTACTCTTCTTAGCTTTCATTTCTACTTGAATAAGCGATAACTTTTCATTTAATGTTAATTCTCTAATTGTTTCTTTTTTTTCCATATATTTAATTTAATTGTTTCTTGTTTTTAAATAATGCGTCATCCTATATAACATATCATTCGTCTTTTCTAATTGTCCTAATGTGGTATTACATGGATCACATAATATACCCCTAACATGCTTGTCTTTATGGCAATGATCAATTACTTTTCTATTAGTTGTAAATTCTGTTTCGCAAATTTCACAGTGAGTTATGCTATCTAATAATTTATTCATTTCATCAATAGACAATCCATAACGCCATGCTCTTGTTCCCTCTTGAACACATTTTTTGCAATTGCCATATTGGTTTTTGCCTTTAATATTTGATCTATGAAAAAATGGAAATTTTGTTCCAATAAATCCGCATTTTTTACAAGTTTTAATTTCATTACCTTTAGGGCAATTTTCTTTGTCAATATTTTTCATAGTTATATAGTTTAGTTATAAATATATAATTACGTATAATATAACTTTTTTACCAAAAGGTTATTTAATTGTTTACTTCTCAAAGATAATCAATAACTTGATTCGCATCTACATTATCAACTAATTTTTTTATTGCTTGCTTCTTTATTTCAGATATTCTAACATAAGCACTAGCTCCGTCTATATTTAATATGTCAGCAATCTCATTAGCTGAATGTTTGTCACAGTCTAAACCATAACTTAATCTTAATACTTCAAACTCTTTATCGTCTAAATGTTTCTTAAGCAAGCTAGTTAAGTAAGCATTCATTAAACCTATATTGTATACTTCGGATTGATCCGGTATTTGATACAACATATTCTCTTCATCATCATCGTCAATTTGTTCATCGATGCTTAGGAATATTGAATTGAAAAACATTGCAACCAACGTGTGGTCCTTGCTATTATCTTTTCTTATTTCATTTAGCTTGTGCTCTGGGATCTTAATTGAGCCTCTGTTAATATCTATAGCTCTTCTAATCGATCCTTTAATTCTTTTAGATAGAAATGACTTAAGCGTACTTTCTTTATGCTCGCTTTGATTCACTGTGTCCCATTCAATTTTATCAACAGCTTGTATTAAACCTATTGAACCATATTGAATTAAATCCGTAATATCAAGTACTCCCGACGCTTGCTGGCTAGTGGAGAACTTTCTTGCAATATTTTCAACAAATGGTAAGAACTTAATAATTAACTCGTCTCGTGAACAACTAGCAGAGAACTCTTGTTCCGGAAATTTTTCTATTGAAGTATCTCGATCTTCTTTATACCTCAAATAATTATCTATATTATAACTTTTCATATTAAATAGTTTATTACCGAAGATACAACTATTTAATTTACCTAATGCTAATCTTTTGCTAAATTTTCTTTTTCCTTTGATTCCGCATAACCTTTACACTTATTACAAAGAACTTCATCAGACCAACCCAATGTTATTATATTATGGCAACTATAACATAATGTAGCACCTTCTTCATTATTAAACTTATGTATTGGTTTCATCTTTTTCTTTTTTATATTCTATTATAAATCCTATTAACACTATTATATTCATTCCGCAGGACATTAGTATTTCATGTATATCTTCATATATATTTATAGATAAATGAATGTGACCTATTGTCCAGAATGGTATGGCTAAATTAGATGATACCCAAACTAATGTATATTTAATAAACTCTTTCATATTTCATATCGCAATATGAGATGCATTATTCTTTATATGTATCAGCTAAACTTATAATAGCTTCCTCTATCGACGTTTTATGAAATCCTGCTTGATGCAAAATACCTATCAATATATCAACATATTCTTCTATATTAAGATCATCATTTGCTGTTTCTACAGTATATTTTATATTATAACTTTCTAATTGTAATTTCATAATCCTTTTTCTTCTTTAAATATCTTTAATAGTTCAGTTAATCTTTTTTTTGTATACCAATCTGATAAATATTCTGCAAATTCAATAGCGTAATCATCTGCTACTTCAACCATCTTATCTAATTCATTACTTTTCTTGTAATAGCTAGTGTATATATCAAAAAACTTTTGCTTGAGTGTCATAACTTTTCTATTTCTTGTTTAACTTCTTCCCAATAAATTATTTCTCCATCATTTAAATCACAACCCATATATTCTAAAGAGTTATTTATGATTTCATCAACCGCGATTAATGCACATTTTTTAGCATTATAATTATTTATAAACGAATCTTTGTTTTCTAAATTTCTATATTTAAAAAACAATTGACCTGCTTTTTCTTTTGGTGTCATAAGCTTTGGTTTAGTAATTCTTTTTCTTTTTTTAATTCGTTACTCATATTACGATGTATTGTTCTGGTTGTACATTGGAAATAATCCGCAATCTTTTTAATCGTGATCTTTTGATCTGCATCATGCATGTATAGCATCGCGTCATATATGTCCGAATCTGAGACTATTTTACTCTTGCCTGCTATTTGTCCAACTATAGATAGTTTCTCGTTTAAACTAAGCCCGGAATTGTCCTTAAATATAATCTTACGATTCTTATTTGGTGGTGGTTCTTCTAGATCTTGTAAACTAACATCGTAAACCATACTTTGTAACAATTGCTCGCTAACATTAAAAGTAACAAATCCGTTTGTTTTATCGCAGATAAACCTTGCAACCTCAATAAACTGATCTTGATTCATTTGATGATTAAGATACCATAAAACATATAAATGCCATTTTAATGATTTGTATGTGGTTATCTTAGCTTTGCTTCTAAATAAATCGTAACATTCAAACGTGCCGTTTTCGTAATAGTCACCCCAGTCAAACTTTTGTGTTGGTTTATCTGTTATAGGATTTTGCCGATATATTATTCTATTTTTATTCAAGTGTTCTAATTTTCTATCGTACTGTGACATTAGCCTATTACTATTATTAATTAATTAGCTTACGTCGCATTTTTCATATTCAACGATGCCATATAACGTTTCATAAATTATTTTCTCTTCGAGATATTCTTCAGCATACTGTTCAACAAGTTGTTTCGCTTTGCTCATTATAATTCTTTTTTAAGTTCATCAATGCGTTCTTTTACGGCTTGCGCCTCAGTATACAATTCTTTTTCAATTAACCTATCAAGATGGGCTTGCAAGTTATCAATTCTAGTTTGAATATCTGTTGTACCTTTAATAGAAATATCCATAATAACTTGATCTTTTATTTCTAGCATAAATTCTTTATCCCATTCTTCTTGCTTTTTTACTAGCTTTTGGAATACTAATTCTGCAATTCTTTCGATTTCTTCTTCTTTCATATTATTAATTAAATGTTTCGTTATATAAATTTTCTAAAGTCCAATCGTTTTTTTGTGTTGTCATAATACAACATTTAGCACCAAAACGTAAAGCATTTTCTTTCTCCATTTCTTTGGCTTGTTTAAACCATAGATTTATATTACTAACTAGCTCCTCTTGCGAGGACTTTGCTAATTTTTCGTGTAACCATTCTACTGCTGTCATATCTTATTTGTTTTTAAATCCAATGTAAATACTATCCTTAACAGCGTATACAATTAATGTATCTCCTGGTTTTGCTATTTGTATTTCTTCAGGGTATGATATTGGTTTGCTTGAATTATAATCAAAGTTCTTTAATTTATCTACTAAAATAATTGTTAAAATCATTACTAATATAATTCCTATTATCATTGTAAAAAAATACATAATGTTTTTCATATTGTTATTTGTTTAAAAAATTATTAATCCGACCAAACAACCAACCTGTTAAATAAGCCTCAGGTTCATCGTTATATCTATCTAGCTCTATTGAGCAGTCTTGATAGATATAGTTTTTCAAATGCACTATTTCGTGTGCTATTATAGCTCCTTCTGTATACTCAAAAGCTATAATATACTCCCTAAATTTATCAGGAACTCTCATTGTAACTGCTCCAAAATTAGATAGAGACTTTGTCTTATATTTCTTTTCAACATAAGACAAATCCTTATCTAATATGATAGTTAACTTACAACAGTATATTGGTATATCTATTGTGGTCTTTCTCATATCTTATTCGTGGCTGATTTTAAATAACTTAATGTATTTTCAATATCAGCAGTAATGTGTTTTTGAAACAATATTTGACCTTGAAAAATATTTAAATAAAAATCTCCTACTTCTTTGCTTGGTAATTCATTTATAAGTCTTGGAAATTCACCACATAAATTTGAAGTTTGTAAATAAAGGTCATTTGAAAAATCATATAACCTTGCATTTGATTTGTCTAATTTTAGTTTAATTTCTTGTAATCTTGATTCTTCTTCTTTCATATCTTATTTGTTTTTAAATTGTT